CTTCACGAAGGAGGCGACCAGCCGGATTGGTGTCGGCAATCTGTACCGCCTGATGCGGGGCTATGCGGAAGGTGGTTATGTCGGCGGTGCCGGAAGTCCGGCGCAGATGCGGCGGG